CGGGCCGAAGCAGGACAACCAGCAGGGGGCCGTGGATGATGGCGGGACGAACCCGCCACCGGCAACCTATCGGAACCAGCAGCCGCAGCCCCAGCAGATGGGCTTCGCCACCCAGAGCCAGCGCCAGCAGTGGCAGGGGGCGGCCGATCATCCCGGCAATGTTCAGGTCAGCCAGAGCTTTTCTCAGGGCAGTGACGATGATTTCTCGGTTCTGGACGATGCCGATGATCTGCCGTTCTAAGGAGGTTCATTGATGGCAACTGGTAAACGGTATTACTGGATAAAGTTCAAAGATAGTTTCATGTCATCGGATGAAATTGACTATCTTATGAGCCAGCCAGACGGTGCCAACTATGTTGTTCTCTATCAAATGCTGTGTCTCAAGACCATCAATACAAACGGTTGTTTGGTTTCCAAAATCGGAGAAATGCTCATTCCCTACGATGCCGAAAAGATTCAGAGGGAATGCAAATGGTTCCCTCTGTCAACCGTCCGTCTGGCTCTGACTGTTTATAAACAAATCGGCTTGATTTTTGAAAACCCGGACGGAACACTGTCAATCTCTGATTATCAGAACATGATTGGCAGTGAAACCGACTGGGCGGCGAAAAATCGCAGAATTCGTAGTAATGCTGCGAACAAGGAGCTACAAGAGGGACACGACACTGGACACACAAGTGGACACAATGTGTCCAGTGATGGTGGGGAAAATGTCCCTACAGAGAAAGAGATAGAGAAAGATAAAGAGATAGAGAACAGAGAAAGAGTAAGAGATAACGGTAGTACGGCTGTTGATGCTGGGCTGTCTGAGATTATCCGCTCTTTCGAGGACAACATTGGCAGCTTCCCCCCGGCGGCGAGTGATGCCCTGATGGGCTGGCGGGAAATCTTCACGGATGACCTCATCCTGCTGGCTATCAAAAAGGCTGCACTGGCCGGGATTCGCAAGTGGAACTACGTCAACGGCATCCTGAAAGCATGGAAAAATGAGGGCGTGAAAACCATTGGCGATGTGCAGTTCCGTGATGAGCGGCGCAATCCCCCGGCGGGTCAGCATCAAAAGCGTTCTGCTGCCGATGACTACGATGAAATTTTCGGAGAACTTTTAGGAGGCTCGACAACATGACCGATACGAAATTGCGTGAGCTGCTGGTGGTCATCGATGACCACTACGGCCGCGCCCGCAGCTTGGAGGAGCGCAGGGCTGACACGCAAATCTACATCCGGGCGTTCGGCACCATCCCGGACGAGATTGTGGAAAAGGCACTGTATACGGCCTTTACTCAGTGCAGATTCCAGAACCAGCTGATTGTGGACTGGTGCGCTGAAATCAAAAAACTGCTGTCAGCCCGGCAGCCCTCGGCGAACGACCTCTGGGCGCAGGCTGCGGCAGCTGCCCGGAAAATCGAGGCAAATCTGTACTACCAGACCCACGGTGGATTCATTGCCCCCGATGGGCGCAAGCTGAAAGGCGAAGATTTCAAAAAGGAAAACGCGAAAATCTTCGCCGTCCTCCCGATGGTGGTGCAGCGATGGGCTGGCTCCCCGGCAGATCTGTCGGAGATTTTCAGCAGCCGCAGCAGCGCGGATCTGCGCCAGTTCGTCCGGCCGGGCTTCGACCGGGCTGTGCAGGATGCTCCGGTTGAGAGTTTGCAGCCCCCGGCACTGCCCGGCGGGGCAAAGGCTCAGATTGGAGGTGGCACGGCATGAGGCCAAAAAGACCATTCCGCAGCCTGATCGTGTGCGTTTCGTGTGCGATGGTTGGCTGCATCCTCGCAAGCACGGCCTACTCCCGGCGGGTGGATGAGTTGGAAATCGAGCGGGATATTTACGCCAGCCGTTTTCAGAACTGGCAGACGCGGGCGATTGACGCGGAGGAAAACGCCAGCCAGCTTCAGACCGAGGTTGACAACTTAACCGCAGAACTGGCAGCGCAGATCGATTTGACCCTTACATACGCTGGGTCATTCAGCTGCACTGCCTACTGCACCGAGGAATACGCCCACATCTGCGGCGAGGGACACGGAATTACATCCAGCGGCGCAAAGGTGCAGCCGGGCGTGACCGTGGCAGCTGACACCAGCATCCTGCCTTACGGCACGGTGGTCTATATCGAGGGTGTAGGTCTCCGGGTCGTTCAGGACACCGGGAGTGCTGTGGTAGGTAACAAGCTGGACGTGGCGGTGAACACCCATGCAGAGGCTCTAAGCTGGTCTGGCTGGGGTTCCCGCCGGGTCTGGATCGTTTCAGGAGGTGCAGAGCCGTGAAAAAGTCGTTTCAGACCGAGATGGATGACACTCAACAGGCTGTCAGCCAAATCGTGTGCCTGTGTACCACCATTGCGCTGCATCAGGAGTTCGGTGTTGGCAAGACCCGCCTTGACCGCATTACAGACAGGATTAACGAACTGGAAGATCAGAACACCGAAGTCATTATGACCCCAGATGCCAATGGCCGCCCCTCTAAAGCCAGGGCCGAGGCCATTCGGGAAAGCTGGTTGGCGGGGTATGTCACTTCCGACTACCGCATCCCGATGCTACGGGCACCTCGTGGCCGCAAAGAGCAGCAATATCAGATTGCTGGAAACAAAGCTGCAAGAATCGCATGGCAGATTTACGCAAAGGCAGTTATTGACGTACTGCACTATGGTCCAGAACGGCTGGAACGGCTGCGCAAAGAAAGTCGCGCCAACCATGAGCAGTTGAACCAGTGGGCGCACGAGGACGGTTTGGACGTAGCAATGGAAAAGCTGCGCCGCTGCGCTGCCGATGCCATGCAAGCCCCGGATCTGGAAGTCACCGATATTGATGGTAGCAAGGATGCCGCAGAAGTGGACAAGGAGTTCCGCAAGCAGCGGCTGAACTTTATCAAGCGTGTCCGGGCACAGACCCTTGGGCGCATCGGTGCAACTGCGCAGCCTGTCAATGTGCTGGCTGACCAGAGTATGCAGGATAAGATTCAACTGGTGATGCAGCAGGTTTCCCAGCAGTCTTTTGAACGTAGGAGGACGCATTGACATGGCAAAAAATGAGTACGGAGAGAAGCTGGACAGCAATGGCTATGCGACCAGCATCCTCAGCAAGAGCCCCGCCTGTCTGATTTGCGGGCGGTATTGTACCGCCCGGCACGAAGTCTTTTTCGGACCGTACCGGGATAAGAGCAAGCGACTTGGCTTGTGGGCAAATCTCTGCCCTTGGTGCCACCAGAACGGTGTGACTGCCGTACATACCAACCGGGAGGCAAACCTCCGCTTGAAAAAGTGGGCGCAGAAAAAGGCCATGGAGTATTACGGCTGGCCGGAGGCGCAGTTCATCCAAGAGTTTGGGAGGTCGTACCTGTGAGTACCTGTCCGATTATCGCTATCGACCCCGGCAACACCCAGTCTGGCTACTGCGTGATTGACCAGAAAACGCTCCGACCGCTGGAGTTCGGAAAAATCGACAACGAAGAACTGCTGAAAAAGCTGGAATCGGCTGCCAAGCAGGGATGGCGGTGGGCGGTCATCGAAATGGTGGCCTCCTACGGGATGTCCGTTGGTCGGGACGTTTTCGACACCACGGTCTGGATCGGCCGGTTCTATCAGGTGCTTTCGTCCCGGTGCTCGGTGCGGATGATGTGCCGCATCGAGGAGAAAAAGCACATTTGCCACGACAGCCGAGCTAACGACACCGCCATCCGGCGGGCATTGATTGACCGATTTGCAGCCCACGACCTGAAAAACGGCAAGGGCACAAAGAAAGCCCCGGATTTCTTCTATGGCTTCAAGGCTGATGTGTGGGCAGCCTACGCTGTGGGTCTGACCGCCATTGAAAACCGAGAGAACGATTATCATTTTTCTGCTACTTGAAAGGAGCACATACCATGGATAGCTACGAAAACGAAGCCTCTAAGTTCGCCGCCCAGCGCACCAAGCTGAAGAACATCTGCGAGGCGCACGACCTGACCTACACGTTCATCAAGAACAGCTACCCCATCAAGCTGGTTATCCGCCCCATCAAGGGTGTGGGCGAACAGATGTCCATGCTGGAAACCGCCAGCGAGGACAGCTACATCTCCCCGGATGCCTACCTCCTGTTCACCATGAAGGATGGTGTGCTGGTCTACCGCATGAGCAAGACCTTCACCATTGAGGATGCCCTGTTCGGCAAAATCAAGAACATCTTCAAGAATATGCACTCCTACTACTGCCAGTTCTTCTTCCGTGAGCTGATTGAGAGCGGCCGGCTGAAAGCCATCGGCGGGAAGATGCCGGAAATTCCTGAAACCACCGCAAAGGAGCCTGAGGAAAAGGCTCCCGACCTGCCCCCGGATGCCGAAAAGCTGGAAGAAATCGAGGATGATACCGATGATGCAGACGATGCCGAGGCCGAAGCGCCCGCAGAGGACGAGCTGGCAAAGGCCACCGAGATTGCCCGGCAGAACGACGGCATCACGCAGGCCCTGCTGGAACAGCAGATGGGTGTGACCGCAGAAAAGGCCATCGCCCTGCTGGATGAACTGGAAACGGCCGGCGTGATTGACTTCTACGATGGCCGCTACTACCTCGCCAAGGCAGACAGCGAGGAGGAATAATCCATGGCAAAGGCAGCAGTAACGCGCAGCATCCGGGACGACCACCAGAAGAATTTCCTCAAAATCTTCAATGGCCTGACCGGAAAACATAGCCG